CGAACAAATGTTATTCAATGCGTTCCACACGCATTTCAAATTTTCTAGGAACTACACTCGACCTAGCTGGTCGGAGTATTCAATTGCTGTATCAAAGAGGATCTTTGGTACTCAATATACAAAGAATGTTTTAAAAACATTCAAACGTGCTCATATTACATTAGATAAATTAAAAGATGACGTTTTTGAATATCTTGATGATGTTAAATTAAATATTAAGGATCAAGATTTATTCGATAAAGTAGTTTCTTTAGCTGCTAAACGATTCGCACCTTCTAAGGTGTTGAGTCCTTATCACTTAAATGATATTAAGGATAAACTAGTTCGTTCTTCGAATGCTGGTTTTCCATATATATTTGAGGGATTAAAAAAGAGAGGAGATGTTGTTGATCATGCTTGGCATAGAGTTCGAGCTTTCTGGCATGTGATTAAAACAGGTAAGAAAGTAAAACATCACCATCCGTGTTTGGCCTTTGCGAGAGGACATATCTCAAAAAGGATAGATGATGATAAGGTTAGAGGTGTTTGGGGGTATCCAACACACATATTGGCAGGCGAAGGTATGTTCGCTAAAGCATATATAAATGATGTATCCATGATTGGTCCTGATTTTATAATGCCATACTTTTCAGCTGTGCAAAGTGGTTTACATAGTTGGATTACAAAAGATATACGACGGAAGAGACTTAAGTATTTTTTAGTTTGCGATTATTCTCGTTTTGATAAACGTGTTCATGCTCGCTTAATAAGAATAGCTTTTAAGATACTTCGCTCATATTTTGATTTTACATGCTATCAAGGTGGTAATTGGGTAGATGCAAATAGGCTCGAGAGGGTTTGGGACTATATTGTGAACTACTTCATTAATACACCAGTTTTATTTAATGATGGCCTTTGGATTTTTAAGAATCATGGTATTCCGAGTGGATCTTGGTTTACTCAGGTAATTGATTCAATAATTAATTTCATTGTAACAATCTATTGTTATGTAAAAGCGAATGGTAGGTTACCTCCTTGGTATAAGAACTTTGGAGATGATTCATTACTTGCCGATTCGTTAGATATAAATTGGAAATTGCTTTGTGATATTGCATTTGAGGAATTTTCATTTATAATAAAGAAAGAGAAGACAACTTATAGTCAAGAACTTAGAGATATCAAGTTTCTTGGTTTTAAGATATACGACGAAGGTGGGTTTAAAGAAACTCATGATTGGTTAGCATTAATGATTATGCCTGAAAGAACAGAAGATAGTATTAATGATACACTTGAACGCGTATATGGATTTGCTTGGGCGAATCTTGGTGCAAATTCTCAATTCCATGCTTATTTGCAGCACATGGAAAGACGATTATTAACTGACGGTGCTAAAGTGACGTTAGGTAATCGCGCAGCTTGGTTAGATTCGAAAAGTTATTTACCTTTCAAGAAGATGGGTCGAATGCCGAGTTGGACAGATCTGAGTTGGTCGATAAGACAGGGTTATGTTGATACACCTCGAGTTTTACGGACGAAGAAAAATATAAATAAATAAAC